CCCGTAGCCGAAATCGTAATGGACCCAGTGCTGTTCGTAACGGTAATACCCGAGCCCGCCGTAAGCGTGGCTTTAGTGAGCGTGTTGCCCGTCGTGTTACCAATAAGCAACTGGCCGTTAGTGTAAGTTGTCTGCCCCGTGCCGCCACTGGCCACCGCGAGCGCCGAGCCGAGGGTAAGGGACGTAAGGTGAGTCACGACGTCGAGGACGTTCGTGCCGTTGTTGAAGACCCACATGGTCTTGCCCGCCGGGACGGCGATGCCGGTGCCCGTGGCGTTCTTGACCGTAATAGCGTCGGCGCAGCCGTTGTTGACGAGGTAGAGTTTCTCGATAGCCGGGACAATCAAGTCCCTAGCGCCCCCCGTCGTGCCCGTCAGGTTCAGGCGCAGGTTTCGAGCTGTCTGGCTGGTGTTTACGTTGGTCAACGTAAGGGTAACGTTCCCGCTGGCAAACGTCACGTCTGCCGTCCCGGTAATGGCTTCTTCCAAAGCTGTGCCGAGGTTTACGTTGGTCGTAGCCCCCCAAGTCGAGAGGTTCTCGCCAGTCGCCATCAACTGGATTTTGAGGTTGCTGTACGTACTGGCCATAACGCGTCCTTACGGCAAATGAGTCGTGTTGAGGCTACTTACCATCTTTACCCTGCTTGGGCCACGCTTCTACTGTATTGCGGTGCTTACTCGCGCAGTCGCCGTACTTGGCGACAGTGTCTTGTTCCCACAGCCCCCGCTCAGGGTCCAGCAGGGGGTCAGGGGGTGTGTTCAGCGGCGGGCACGGAGCCGCCAGATTGGGTGCCAGTCGCGGCACTGTTGGCGTCCAGAACGCTTTGTGTGAGCACGCGCCCAAGCTCAGGGGGAGCAGCACAGTCAGGACTAACGGCAGGCGCATCGCGGAAAATCTCCCTGATCGTGTTGTGTCGTTCGGTGTTAACTACGCTGGCCCTATCCCGCTCCGCCTCGTAGAGGGCGGACTTCGTGTCGATAACGCCCTGCAGCTTGAGGCGCTCTTCAGCCGCCTTGGCGATCTGCTTGGCTGCGTCTGCTTTGCACTGCATGTCGCGGAGCTTGTACCCGGCCCCCGCTGAGAGCCCCGCCCCGGCGAGAACAATGTAGATCAGGTAGGGGCGGAGGAAGTTAAGCATCGGGGGTATCTTTGTGGTCCGGCTCCGTGCCGGACTTAAGCGCCAGAGCTCCGCCGCCTGCGGCGAGAAGAGTGCCCGCCCCCACGGCCCACATGGCGTAGTCCAGCGCTTGGTTGTGCATGAACACCGCGAAGAACGTAGCGGAGAAGTACGAGATAAAGCTCATCGCCCAAAGCACTCGACCGAGATCAAGCGTCTTGTTGTCCTTGCCCGCAAAGAGTTTGAACAAATGGTTACCCATGACCCGCCCCTATAGATGCAGCCCTGCTGCGTATTTCATCTTGCCGCCCACCATCGTTGCGGTGAGCTCTTGCTTGCGGTTGTGGCCTGCTTTGAAACTCACATGAACCCAACCACTGTTAGGGACACCCGCGCTGTAGCACTCGAGGATAAGCTGGTCGTATTCGAGGTTCGCCTCGATCCATTTAGCCAAGGCACCGTTTGCCACGCCCGGGATTTCGATATCCGCAGCTTCTCCCGCGCAGTGCTGGCTCGTTGAGGCACCGCCGACCGCCTTGTTGAGCGCAGGGCCGCGATAGCCGCTGTTGATGTGAACCGGCTTGCCGTAGTGGGCCCGTACCGGCTCCAGCACTTTTGCGCAGAGGGTCTTCAGGTTAGCAAGGTGAGCCGCCGAAGGTGTGTTGGCGATCCCGAGGCGAGCGCCTGTCTGGGACTTGGTAAATTCTTCGAGCGAGAAGTTCGGGGAAAGCTGCATTTACGCGATCCGGATAATGGCGTCGTCCGCCGTGTTTGTAGGGAAGGTAATCGTCAGGTCGGAGGCAGTCGCCGTCTTGTCCGCACCAAAGTCCAGCACGCAGACCGCAGGGTTGGTCAGTGTAGCGTTGTTGGCACCCGTAGCCGAAGGCGTTGTGTTGTAGATAAGCGCTCCGCGCGCCACGACGGTGACGTTGGTGAAAACTACAGGCGAAAAGGACGTGAAGCCTACGCCCGAAGTCGTCGAAGCGCTGTCGGTCGTTACCCCAAGGTTAGTAAGAGTAATACCGCCAGCGGTATAGTTAGCCCCCGTAACCTCGCCTGTGGCGGTATACGCAGTCGTGTTGGCGTTGAGATCAGCAGTAGAGTCGTAGAGCGCGATCTTAAAGGTATCGCCCCCCGTTGCCCGGAAGTCGTGGACCCCGAGCAGTACTTCTGCCTTGAACGAGCTGGTAAGACCTTGAAAAATGCTCATCGCACCGGATACCTAACCTGCTGCGTGCGATAGACGTCCTGCCTATTCATACCTTCAGCGAACTGCTTCAGCTCGCTCAGACCATCGCTGTAGAGCTTTTCGTACTGCGCAATGACGTCGGCTTCGCCCTTCATGAAGGTATAGCCCTCTACCAGAGCGGCGTAGAGCAGGACATTCGGGAAAGTATCACCGAGCCAAGACGTGCCAGCCGTCGTGATTGACTCAGGGTAATAATAGTAGTTCAGCGACAGCGTGTAGGTGGCGTCCGGCGTAGGGCCGAGGAGAAAAGTATCGTTGTCTTGCAGGGCGTAATACAGCGGCGTCCCGGTGGACAGCACGGCTGGAAAAGCCTCCCGGATGTACTCAACGTCTTTGTTGAGCAGGAAGTTGTAGGCGAGGGTCACGGGTGTGATCAGGGCGACGGAGTAGCTCGCCAACCAGTCCGCAGGTGTCGCTACCGTAGAGGTGTTGGCCACAGTCGTAACAGTCCCGGTCTTCCGGGACACCGGGAGCTGGACCGCGTTTTGTATCCGAAGCTCAGCGTTCCTGAAGAACAGCGCGATCTGCTCCGCCGACGTCAAGGGAGCAGTGCCCACAGACGTTGGGAAATCGTTCTCTAGCGTCGCCTGAAGTGCGCTGGAAAGTTCCGCGTATGTGGACACGAGTCCTTAACCCATCTTGGTGCTGGAGCTGTTACCGCGCTGGGTGTTCTTGGTCCCACGGGTGCGCAGCGTCTGGGTGTTGGCGGTCTTGTTGGGGTAGCCCGAGGTGTTAGGCACCGGGACCGACTTGACCTTGTTTTCGTTCTTGACCACGGGGTTTCTCCTTTACGAGACAGTTACCGTCCCGACCGCACCTACAGCAACCAGTGTATTCGTAAGACCGGGCAAATCCAAGGGGTCGTTAAGACCTACCGGGGCCCACCCCCACTGTATCACTCTACTGCCTTCACCGGGAGTCCCGTAGTCCGTCGTAGTAAGCTGCAGCCCACCAAGCCCTGATTGCCAGAAAGTATTGTCCGGACGGGGGTTACGCAGGGCTTGAGGGTCGTTGATCGGGTACATACCGATCTGCAACTGTGGCTGGTCTGGAACCCAACAGCCGGGGCAAACAAGGATGTTCGTAGGTTTGGTCTTGATCGTAAGCGCCTTAAGCGCCTTTAGCGGGTAGCGGAAACCGCAGTAATCGCAGAAGCCGAAGGCCCGCTTACCGAAGGCAAATTTACTCGGCATCGCGCGCCCCTAGTAGCTGATACGCGGAGAGATGCGCAGTGGGGCCTTCTCGCGGTCTTCATCCGCCGCCAGCTGGAACTGCTCTTCGTACATGATCTTCAGCATCTCCACGCGCGGGAGGGCATCGGGGATTTTTAGCGCGAGGTGATAGGCCAGCCCCGCCACCAGCGCCGGGAGGAACCGGAAGGGGATATCTTGAGTCGTAGCGCCGTTGCCGCCGTCCTGAATGCGGCGCAGCCGCCAGTAGACAAAGGTGTAGTAGTTGCTCTGATCCGGCGCGGGCCAGACGTTGATCGTAGGATAAACGACGCCGGAAACAGGGTCTGTAGCGCCCGACAGCCTGTTGATCCAGACTTGGATAGGTCGGCCTTGGGTGTTCTTGTTCGGGATCGTGGAGTAGGTGTCGAGGCTGATCCGCGAGATATTGATGTCAGTCTGGTTAGCGCCGGTCTGAGTCCGGATCACTTGGTCAACAAGGTCCACAGTATCGACGGGAAGGTTATAAGTAATCGTACCCTGAGTAAGCGGGATGGAGCCTTGCTCGACAGTCCAGAGATTGTACCCCTTGTTCGCCCACTCAGCAAACATAAGGTTAAGACTACGGCGTGCCGTACGAAGATCATAACCCGAGCGCACTTCCGCCCCGCACCTCTCAAAACTTTCTTCCACGACGTCGATTATACTTAAATTAAACGCCGTAGTACCGGAAGTGGTCATTTCGCAAACTCCACCTTACGTCCGTTCATAAGTACGCCGGTCTCAGCAGCTCGTACAATAAAGCGCGCTGCGCGCCCTGTAGCTTTAGAGGCGGCGGCCAATGAGTAGTAATACACTCCATCAACCAACACGGGGCGCGTCCCAACTCCCGCCATACGGAGCGCTCTCATCTTCTCCGCCTGCCTCGCCACAACTTCGGCGTCGCGCGGTTTACCCCTAAGAGCTTCATGGGCGCGTTCTCTAACCCACTGCGGGACGCCGCGCTTCTTAGCGCCTTCGCTGATAGCCTTACGGTGCTCCTCGGAGAAAACACGCCCCAGATGAGCCGCGCGTAACTTAGCCTTTGTTTCTGGAGATGTGATCGCGCCGCGCCGCGATGCATCCCTTGCTTCCCGACACGCCTTAGACACACCCCGTTTCTTTGCTGCGGCGGACAGACGCGCGCGAGTTTCTGGCTCTGGACTGTGCCCCCCATCGCCGCCAGCGGTTAGGTTACACAGGTTTATACCCATGGCCCTGAGGCGCTTTATAAGCCCTTGCTCAAGCTCAAAAGCTGCCTCGTCGGTGGAGCACTCGT